GCATGTTGACCTTCATACCTATTATACTCCATACCAAAGAGGGCGTTTAAACCAGGCTCTAGTTCTTTGGCGAGTTGTGCTCTTGAAATAGCCATATTACACCCTCCTTAAGATGCAGTAGCGTCAGCATCCGAAGAATTTAACGCATGGTTGTTAATTTTAACTATGTATGAAACACCAGCAGCACTGTGGTCAGCATTAGTTACATCTTCGTGAATACCTAAAATCATAACCACATTTGATGTATCTGTATCCTCAGCAGTTGATATATCTAGTACAGCAGAAGAAATACCAGTTGTAGTATTACCACTTGCTCCACTTGCTATATCAGCAGTCTTGAAGATATCTGCTTTAGCAGTTGCTCTGTCAGTGTTTGTTCCATCACTTGCGATAATAAATCTCTGTGCTGGATCATCATACACAAACCCTTTGATGTCAAAGTTAGTATTGGCTGACCCACTTCCAGGCCATGTATTACTAAACCTTAACTTGCCAGTGGTTGCATCCACAAACTCGCATCCAGCAAAGACACCAACTAATTGGTCTCCATTACCAGTTGCAGAGGCGATCTGAATAGTTCCGCCAGTTAGCTCGGCTTTGACTGGTGAACCTTGAAAGATCGCGGAAGCATCACTAGCAATAAAGTATTGACTCGTACCTTGAGTCGCTGGACTTGAGCCATGTTTTCCAACTGGCTTAAACCCAAAAGCTACATTTATATTAGCCATTTATTGCTCCTTATAGTTAATCGGTATTAGAAGCATTCATTTTACTCCCTTTACCGAAGGTTACACGACTTTGCCTATCTGGTTTATGAATAGGCATAGAGGGATGTTGCTCCCTCATCAAGTTTTCATCCACGGCTGTCATTTGATTGCGGGTCTGCTCCCGAAAATATTCAGTTCTCTCTTGTACCGTTTCTGTGGGTATTCGTGCCAACATTAAACCACCGACACCTATTATCCCTTTGTTTTTACCCTCTTCAATAACTGGATACTTTGCAGCTTCGGCTCCGTATTCGTCTGCCCTAACTGGTTCCCATCCTTCTCTCATTCTGGAAAAAACATTAGATTTATCATCTTCGCCACGAAGGGCGGTTCTGATCCATCTATGTTCAAACCCCTCTGGAGGAGGAGGTGCATCCAACTTTGCTGGAGGTTGCCAAGGTTTTCTCCTTGTGTTATTAGCACGATTTGTGGCTTCTCGTGAAATTCTGTTCGTAGTCATAATTACTCCTTCACATGCTTTGCATATTCTTCTAATGGGACACCTAATCTTTTTGCTATCGCTATCTGTGATGGCGTTAGCTTAACTGTCCTTTTACCTCTTGTAGCTGATCGTGAAGCTGTTGCTCCAGCAGATGCAACTCTAGGAGTAGAAGACTGCGTTCTCGTATCCGAGAACTTATGTGGAAATTCTGTTCTCATCCTTCTATCAAGTTCAGTATAGTAGTCTTCACTGTTCGGGTCAAACCCTTCTTGCTCAATTAATGTCTTATGAACACCGAAAGCAGCGTAAGTCATAGTCTGATCTTGACCAAACCACTCGTTTTGTTCTGCCCATTTTTCGGCTCTAGGGTCTGGTTTTTGAGGTTGAGCTTGATTTACCGCTTGTTGAGAAGTATTGTTTCTTGAATTTGCTTCTTGAGTTTTTGCTTGCTCTTCTCTTTGTGCTTTCATTTTTTTGAGGTTGGCTTCTTCCATAGCTATTCGAGCTACGTTCTGTTGTGCCTCGTACAAAGCGTCTGCATCTCCAGACTCTAAGGCTTTTTTATACGCCTCTTTTGCTGCAGCTGCTTGAGCAGTTACTCTGTTATCAAACTCTCCGACATAGTTAGTGTCTAACTTATCTAGTCTCGCTTTAAGTTCTTCGTTCTGTTTTTTGATAGATTCTGCATAAGTGATTGCAGATTGTTTCTGTCGTTCTTCTTCCCGAAAACGGTTCGTAAGTTTTGAAATACGCTTTTTAACGGTTTCAGAATACTCTGAAAGATCCTCGTCACCAGTGACTTCCTCACCTTGGGTTGTGCCTTCGGTATCTCCGACAACTTGACTTGTTTCTTGGGGGGTCTTCCCCTCTTCTTCTGGGCCATCTACTACCTCCACTTCTTCAAATAGTTCTTCTTGTTTTTGTTGTTGCATACATTAAGCTCCGTATGATTTAATGTCATCGGGATTGACAATGGTTGCAATGACTTCATCGTCATTGATAATTCGCACTTCTCCACCCTCTATCTGGAATCTAGAACCAGCGTAACGACCAATACATATCCAGTCGCCCTCCTTACACCAAGCTCCATCTTCTCCAAATTTGTCTAAATCTTTATATGCTAGTGGGCCTACTTTAACCACATACGCTACAACTGTAGCTCTAGCTTCTTTATCTCTTACAGAATCTGGTACATGAACACCACCCTCTGTTGTTTCTTTACCCATATAGGGCATAACAAGTAACCTCCAACCAGTCGGTTGTGGCACTCTGTCTTTTAATGATAGTTTTTTTGCTTCTTCATCTGCTTTTTTCTTAGCTTCTTTTTGTCTAAGAACATATTCAGGCACTATTAATGTCATCGTCTGTCTTCTCCAGCAGGGTTCTTAATTGATCTAGTGCGTAGGTTAGACCCTGGATTTCACCTACCATTGCTTTGTATGCTTCCATATCAGAAGCATTACCGCTTGTTAAAGCCATACTAATGTCTTCAATACGAGTATTCAAGGCTTTTTTATATTTATGTAAAAAATCTGTGACTTTCATTAAGATACGTTTGTTACAAATCTAGGTGGAGTGCCAACAATTCTGTTTCTTCTACCTGCTAAAAATTCTCTTTCTTCGTCAGTTAATCTACCCACCTCTTTTTCAAGATTTCTAGCATCTATCATATCAAAAACATTACTCATTGGATTAAGACCTGGTAAGTTAGCACCAGTTGACGTTGTAAATTTAAATCTATTTGCACCAGATCCTGGAGCTATTCGTATACCAGAACCTAAATCAATAGGAATATTTTGAGATTCTGAAGGCACTAATTGTAAAGCCTCTGCAACATTTCTGTCAGCATCTTGCATTTGTTGTGGTCTTACACTTGCTATGCCAGTGTTCATTGGCATTGAACCAAAAGTATTTTGTCCCATAACATCTACAAGTGGTCTGTCTCCGTAATCGTATTTTTCTCGTATAATTGCTGCCTCTGGCATATTCATGGCATTCGTATCAGTTACAGTTCTCTGTGGTGTAAAACGATTCATAAAATTTGTAAATCCTTCACCTATCTCTTTTAAACTAGGAAGGTTAATACCAGCTGTTGCATCTTTAGCAAAATCTATACCCTCTTGGAAAACGCTACCTATGCCTCTTGCAAGTCTTGCTATAGGGCCTGACTTAACAATTTCTGGTAATGTTTGTTGTAAAAATTTTTCACCTTGAGAAAAAAACATGGGTCTAACCATGTCAGCTTCACCAAGATCAGAGTCCATAAACTCGCCTGGTATCTGTGGTCGTAAATAGGAAGGAACTGCTAATCCACCAGTGCCACCTAAATTAAGAGTAGGATCTCTTCCTTGTGATATGTCCAAAGCTGCTGCAAAAGCTGGGTCATACACTAAATTAGAGCCTGCTCCTACATTTGTGATGTTAGTACGATTTCCACTACCTAATGCTGGATTTAATATTGAAGATAAACTATCACCATCATCACCCAAACCTACATCAACAAAATTTCCACCACCAAACATAGTTGTGACTGGAGCCATCTCGCCAGTGCCAAAGGCTTGACCCTCACCGAAGTCACTTATGTCGTAGGCTTCGTCAAACGAGGCGGTATCGAAATCTTCATCCACTAATATACACCTTTAAATCCAGTTCCTTTTACTGCTGCACCAGTTCCTCTGGCTACACCACCGCCACTCATCATCTTCATAGTGCCACCTTTTTTCTTGTAACCCATTTTGTTTCTGACTTCTGTAGGTAGTTTTCTTAAACCTGGGTTCTCTGATGCTGAAGGAAGTTCTTTTAAAACACCACCGTCTTTTTTACCACGACCTTTCATTACACCCTCCTGTACTTTAAGCAGTAATTCTGTTCCCATTGGACCTATTTTTTTAATCTCTTCTTTCGTTAAGTATTTCTCTAATTTGTGTTTCTTTGGCATGCTTTTAACTTTATTAGCACCACCGTCACTTTTACTTACGACTAATTTTCTTACCATTTTCTGAGCCTTTTCTGGAGAAATTTTTCCAGAAACAGAATCATTTACAATATTTTTAAATTGACCAGACTTTGCCCTCATAGAGTCTTCTTTTCTAATTCTAGTGACTTTACCGTTTTTTGCTTCAACTGGAGCCCGACCTTGAATCCCTTGTTTTGGCTTTTTATTTGGTTTGTTCTTTTCTTTCATTCTTTCTTTTGCACGACTTCTGTCAGTTTTTCTTTTAGGTACTATTTCTATAGACATAAATTTCTCCAATGTTGTGGAACCACCGTCTTTTAAACGTCTTCCCTTGTTAACCAAATTCTTGGCTTCATTGTATGATAAACCCATATCATTTGCAAATTGTTTAATCCGTGTCATGTTCTGGCTCTCCTTATTGCTTCTTTACCTTTTTTAAAAATACTAGCTACTTTTGACTTCCCCATTACTTTTGCTCTTTC